GTAAACATAATACTAACAAAAAGAAACAACGCTAATGGTGGCTGTTTAAATGTGCCTGACTATAACGCAACCTTTGAACAAGCAGACAACTCAATGTTAGTGTACCCTGCTTGGAGAAATGTACACGGAGTAACACCAATTAAACCAATAGCAGAAAATGGGTATAGAAACAGTTTAATCTTCTATCCATTGAAAGCATTTAAAGGAATATAACATGGACGAAAGTAGACACATAAAAAAGGAAAGTATTTTGAAGGCTTTAGAAAAGAGTTTAGGAGTGGTAACAGTTGCGTGTAAGTCAGCAGATGTTCCGCGTTCAACATACTATAAATGGCTAAATGAAGATGAGGAATTTGCTAAACAAGTTCAAGACATTGAAAACATAGCATTAGACTTTGGTGAAAGCCAATTACATAAACAGATAGGAGACGGCTCAACATCAGCTACAATCTTTTTCCTAAAGACTAAAGGAAAGCGTAGGGGATATGTAGAGAAGTCTGAGTTAGATATAACTTCAGGTGATAAGGTTATCAATATGCCTGTTATTACATTTGTAGACACTGATACTGAATAAGAAATACAATCCATTATTTTCATCTGACGCTAGATACTTTATAATTACAGGCGGTAGAGGTTCAGGAAAATCTTTTGCTGTTACAGTCTTTCTTACTTTACTTACTATGACTAAAGGTATAAGAATACTCTTTACTCGTTTTACAATGACTTCAGCTCACTTATCAATTATTCCTGAGTTCTTGGAAAAGATAGGGCTACTAGGATTTGATGAAGTGTTTAGTATTAATAAAAAAGAAGTAGTCAATTCAAAGAATAATTCAGATATATTATTTAGAGGTATCAGAACCTCAGCAGGTAATCAAACAGCTAGTCTAAAGTCATTACAGGGCATAAGCACTTGGGTACTTGATGAAGCTGAGGAGCTTGTAGATGAAAATATCTTTGACACTATTGATTTAAGTATTAGGGAAAAAGGCATACATAATAGAGTTATACTTATACTGAACCCTGTTACTAAAGAACATTGGATATATAAAAGGTTTTTTGAGGACAAAGGCGTAGAGGGTGGTTTTAACGGATTTAAGGACAATGTATGCTATATCCACACCAACTACCGAGACAACAAAGAAAACCTCTCACAGAGCTTCCTAGAGCGTATTAAGAGTATAAAGCATAGAAACTTTAAAAAGTATCAGCACAAAATCTTAGGAGGATGGTTAGACAAAGCAGAAGGAGTAGTATTTGATAATTGGTCAATAGGAGAATTTAATCCTGATGGGCTTCAGACTTCTTGTGGTATGGACTTTGGTTTTAGTGTTGACCCTGATAGTCTTACTGAAGTAGCTATAGATAAAAGGAAGCGTAAGATATATTTAAAAGAACATATCTATAAGAACGGCTTAAAGTCAAATGAGTTAGCTCAAATCATATTAGACAAAGTAGATAATAAACTTATCATAGCTGACTCAGCAGAGCCAAGACTAATTGCAGACCTTAGACATTTAGGGGTAAATATAAAGCCTGTTAAAAAAGGAACTATTGAAAGTGGTATAACTCGTATGCAAGACTATGAGCTTGTTATAACTCCTGAGAGTACGAACATAGCTAAAGAGCTGAACAATTATATATACGCTGACAAAGGCTCAAAACTATATGTAGATAACTATAATCACGCAATTGACGGAGTTAGGTATAATGTTATTTATCACTTAGATAACCCTAATGCAGGGAAGTATTATGTACAGTAAACTAAAAACAACAAATTTCTATTATATAACAGATGAAAGTAAAAGTCAAAAAAGAAGGTAAGGTAAAAGAGTTTAAATTAATTAACAGTTGGGAAGATGTAACTCTTGAAAAATGGTTGCAACTTATTGATTTTGAAACAGGTAGTAAAACAGAAGAAGCAACTGAAACAATAACAGCGTTATCTAATATTCCTAAGCAGTTAGTAAAGGAATTAGCTTTATCAGATGTAACAGCAATAATGAGTAGGATAGCAGAGCTACAGCAAAAGCAAGATACTAAGCTAAAAAGGATAATTGAAATAGATGGTATTGAGTACGGCTTCCACCCCGATTTAGACAGTATTACATTAGGGGAGTATGCAGACTTGGAAACATTTATTAAGGGAGGAATTGAAAAGCATTTACCTGAAGTAATGGCTGTTCTTTATAGACCGATAAAAGAAAAGAAGAATGACATTTATATTATTGAAGCTTATGATGGAGACATACGGCTTAGGACGGAAGAAATGAAAAAGATGTCAGCTCAACAAGTGCAAAGTGCATTGGTTTTTTTTTACACTTTAGGGAAGGAGTTGTCAGAGATTTTGCCATTGTATTTGATGGAGCAGCTGAAGGAAATGAAGACGCAATAGCTTCAGAAAGTTTTGCAGAGAAATGGGGTTGGTTTGGAGTGATGTATAGATTAACAAATGGCGAGATAGTAAACTTAGAAAGAATAACGAATTTAGGATTGTTAGAGTGCTTGACTTGGTTAAGTTATGAAACAGACTTAAACTCACAAAATAAAGTAAAAAGAAATGGTGAATAATAAAAGCTATAATAATGTAGTAAACACTTTACTTAGAATTGGTCAGTATCACGACCAAATAAGTACAACTTCAGTTGGAGACATTTACGACATCAATCTTGAAAAGATGGAAAAGTTTCCTTTAATGCATATAAACCCTACATCAGTAACAACAGGTGATAGTCAATTGACATACAACTTTCAAATCTTTGTAATGGACATGGTTTCTGAAAAGTCAGATTGGCAAACTGCACAACAGGCACTTTTAACTAAGTTAGTCAATACTAAGAATAACGAACAAGAAGTATTTAATCAGACTTTAGAAATATGCACAGATATCATAGGTATGCTTAGGCACAGTTCAAGACAATCACTACTAGGTGTTGATGATATTAATCAACCTATATATTTTACACAAGACCAATTCACTATTGAGCCGTTTCAGGAAAGGTTTGACAATTTGTGTTGCGGGTATGTATTTAACTTAGGAGTATTAGTTCAGAATGACTTTCAAACTTGTGATATTCCTGTTAATGAAAGAGGTGCAGGTTACTAATGTTCAAGTTTAGGATAGGAAGATTAATAGTTCAAATAGGATGGAAGAAATTTAAAATAACAATAAAATTATAAAAATAAAATGGCAGATTTAACAACAACAATTACAGAAAATGTAGTGCTTAACGGCTCAGTAAGAGGTTCTACAAACACTTTAACAACAACAGGTATTATAGATGTATTTGAAAGAATATTGACTTGTACTCACTCACAGACTACAACAGTAGCAGTATTTAATTCAACTCCTTATGGAGCTGATGGTGCTTTAGATGTAGAGAATTGTAAATACTTTAGAGTAACTAATCTAAGTACAGACCAAGATATGAAAGTAGCTTTTGTAACAGCAGCAACTAACTACCAAGTAACTGTAAGAGCAGGAGGTTCACATATCTTATTCCAAGCTGAAGAAGCATTAATTGGTGAAGAAGATGCAAGTCCTGCATTCCCTACATTAGAAGATTTAGTTACTGTAGAAGTAAGACCTTCAGCATCAACTGATGTTCAAGTGGAAATCTTTGCAGGTCTAGTATAATGAAGACAGAAGCTCTTGAAAGATACCTTAATAGCTTTGGGAAACAAGTAGTAAACAGAGCAAAAGGAAATTTACAAAAAGCTAAAGGTGGTAACACTAATTTAGAAAAGTCATTAAGCTTTAAAGTAATTACTTCTGCTGATGGTTTTAGCATTCAATTCTATATGGATAGCTATGGTACTTTTGTAGATAAGGGAGTTTCAGGAACTAACAAGAAAAGAAGTTTTAAAGATTATAAGGGTAGGACAATTTCAAGTCCTTATAAGTACACTTCAAAGCAACCACCTAGCAGAGTGCTTGATAAGTGGATAGTAAAAAAAGGCATAGCTCCTAGAGATGAAAAAGGAAGATTTATGTCAAGAAAAAGCATATCTTTTTTAATAGCTAGAAGCATTAAGAGAAAAGGAATACAAGGAATAAGTTTTTTTCAAAAGCCTTTGATGTTAGGGTTAAAGCAGTTTGGTAAAGAAATGTTAGGAGCGGTAAAAGATGATATTATTAACGGATTAACAACAGTAAAATAAATGGCAACAACAATAGAACAAGAACCTTTATACCCTCAACTTCCTGTAGGACAAGAAGTAATTTTTGTAATATCAAATAGTACAATAGTAGCTTCACAAACAAATGTAAGGTTTGTAGCTGATGTTTATATAAGTGATACAACAGCAATTTCACCAACTACAACTACAATACCAACAGCAACTTTTAAAACAACTCCTAATAATGCAGGAGTAGGTATATTTGATTTCAGACAAATAGTAGAAAATTATGTAAGTGCTGATAATATGGCTTTTAATGACAGTAAATATAAAACAGTAGTTACAACTAACGACACCCCGCACCCTATTCATCTGATAAACCAATATTCAAGAAATAAAAATGCTGTTAGATGGCTAACTATTCAGTTTAAAACTCAATACATAGACGCAAATGGAGATACACAAATAAATACGCCTGAAAATTCAGTAGACTATCAGATTATTAATGGGTACTTAAAATACACTGACATACTTGATATATTTGACAATGACTTTGGTTATAGCTTAGGTATCTTTAATTTGTCTTCACCTGCCGACAGGTTCTTGACTAACGCTCCTAAAATTCAATATGCAAATTTAGAAGATTACGGAACATTTGCTTTTTTATCGCCTAATGATAATGTAGACTTTATGCGATTAATTTACCGAAATAGCTCAGGAACTGAAATAGGAACAGAAGATGTAGATAAGGACTTTACAAATGGAGCTTATTCTAGTCTTGGTTCAGCAATATCTAATAGACTTTTATACTTTGGCTGCTTCCCTGCTAATTTACAGAATTGGAGTTCTACATTTAACGCTTTAGTTTCAGCAGGAACAATTCAGGGTGGCTCAATAACTGTAAGAGCGCATGAAGATGGTAATATACCACCACAACTTTCAGACGATTATACTATTTATGTTAATTGTCCTGACACTAAAGGCTTTGAGTCTATAAGACTTTGTTGGCTTAATCAATGGGGTGCTTGGGATTACTATACATTTACTAAGAAGTCAGTAAGAAGCATATCAACTAAAGGCTCTACATACGAGCAATTAGCAGGAACTTGGAATGAAGCAGCTTACAGAGTAGATAGTTATAAGGGAGGTAAAAAAGCATTCAGAGTAAATGCTACTGAGAAAATAAAAATGAACTCAGACTTTGTAAGTGAAGGTGAAAATGTAATGTTTGAAGAATTAATAAACAGTCCTGAAGTTTATATTTTAGATGGCTACCAAACAGACGAACCTTTGTCAGCACTTAATCAATATGTAACACCTGTAAGACTTTCAACTTCAAGTTTTACAAAAAAGACTGTAGCAAATGATAAACTTATTCAATACACTTTTGAAGTAGAAAAGAGTAAAACCCTAAGAACACAATCTGTATAATGAGCGTACAACTAATAGTTTACCCACAATATTTTGATGGTTCAGGACCATTAAGTTCTTCCTCTTCTGAATTAGTTGTTGATGGTATTGATTTTAATGCTGTTAATACTTCTTCTTCAACTCAAAGTATGGCAGGAACTTTACCTCAGGCTTTTATTGATGCAAATTCTTTAGCAGGTGTATCGTTTTTATTCGTAAACACTTGGTATCGTTTTAGTGGTGTTGCAAGTGAGGTTGATGAAAGTTCAGGAGCAATAAACTTTAGTCCTGATGAAGGAATTATACAGAGATTATCAAGTCTTACTTTTGGGGCTACATACGATTTAACGCTAGACATAACAGCCAATTCTACAAATATTAAAGTATATCAATATAAAGGAGATGCATTAAAAAGCACTCATACAATTACAGGTACGGGTTTGCAGACAATATCATTTAACGCTTACTCAACTGCTGATATAATTGCTATATATAGTGTAAATACTACAGCTATCATAGGAAGTATATCTTGTGGTGTTTCTTTATCAACCCCAAGTGGTGTCTTTACTGATTTAAGTAATGGTCAAGTCATTTGCGACCTTTATGAAGATGAAGATTTGCCTTTAAGTCTTAGTGTAGATGACTTTAAAAATGCAGCTGAGAAAGTGCAATCATATTCAAAGGCTTTTAATCTTCCTGCAACTAAAAGAAACAATCAAATCTTTGACAATGTATTTGAAGTAACAAGAACAGATACAGGGCTTAACTTTAACCCTTATAAAAAAACAAAGTGTATCTTAAAGCAAGACGGCTTCTTATTATTTGAAGGCTATTTAAGATTACTAGATATACAAAACAAGAAAGGAGAAATAAGTTACAATGTTAATCTATATTCTGAAGTAGTAGCATTTGCTGATGTTATAGACGAAAGAACATTCTCTGAGTTAGACTTTACAGAATTAGAACACGCTTATAATAGAACACAAATAATATATAGTTGGAATGACGGGGTTACAGCAGGTCAAACGACACCTATCACTTGGACTAACGCTTCTACTTCAGGGTATAGAACAAACTTTAATACTTTAAAATACCCTTTTGTAGATTGGACGCATCAGATACTTATTGGTGGAACAGGAACAGGAACATCTGCTACACCGGGCAACCCTGAGCTTCCTAGTTTAGAAACAGCCTTTAGACCTTTTATAAGTATAAAGTATTTAATAGATAGAATTTTTGAAGCAACAGATTTTACTTATGAAAGTGCTTTCTTTAATACAGCAGATTTTAGTGAACTTTACATGGACTTCAATTGGGGAGCTGATAATGCTCCTGTAGTGTTTGCATCAAGTGGTGAATTAACAAAGAAATGGGTTTTTAGTATTCCTACTACTTATACTACTTTGTCTTTTGATGAAATGACTTTAAATCCCGGAGGAATTGCTTTAAATGCAAACTTTGGATATTCAGCAGGAGCGTTTACAGCTCAGGAAGATGGTCAAGTTTACACTTTTACTTATGATATGGGTTTTTCCCGTACTACTGCTGATAATTTAACTGTTCAATGGCTCGTTAATGGTGTTGCTGTAAATACAGAAACTTCATCCTCTGCTTCACATCAATATTCAGGGAGTTTTACCACAGGAGTAGCGGGTGTTCCTACTCTATCAGCAGGTGACACTGTTTTATGTCAAGCTAAATGTGATTCTAGTAAATGGTTTTTAAATGGGCTTTATAGTCTTTTTAATCCTATTACGCCTCCACTTATGACAATATCAACAAGCAGTAACCAAACTACATCAGATACAATTTTAGGAACACTAAGAGGTGAGCTAGGGCAATGGGATTTCTTAAAAGGAATTATGACTATGTTTAATTTAGTTAGTTTGCCTGACTCAAATAATCCTAATAATATCTTAATAGAACCTTATGGAGATATATTTATGTCTAGTAATGACAGTGCAAATCCAAACTTCTTTGATGATAATTCTACTGAGTTAGATTGGACTGAAAAGATAGATGTTTCAGAAATGAAGCTAACACCTTTGACTGATTTAAATAAAAAGACTATATTTAAGTTTGTAGAAGATGAAGACGACTTTGCTTTTATGAATTACAAAAATCAAGTAGGTCATTTATACGGAAGTAAAAAATATGATGCTTCAGGTTTTACAATTCTAGCAGGAGAAGATGAGGTGATTGCAGAACCTTTTGCAGCAACAGTTTTAAAGCCTTTAATGGAGCAGTTTCCTGAATTTATAACTCCTGCTGTTTATTCTATGAGTGATGATAATACTTCAGAAGGGTTTGAAAATAGCCCTAGAGTAATGTATAACAATGGAATAAAATCAACAGGAGCTTCTTATTATATACCCTCGCAAAATGGAGTTACATCAGCAAATGAAGATGAGTTTTTACAGTTTAGTCATTTGTCCTCACTCCCACCGGGAGCAATAGCTTTTGACAGAAGTGATTTTCATTTTGGAGAATGTCAATTTATAGGTGCAGTAGGAACGCCCACCCCTAAAAATTTATTTAATTTATATTGGCTGCCTTATTATAATGAGTTATACAACCCTGACACTAGGATTATGACTATAAAGGTTAATTTAAGTCCTTCAGACATTAGCACATTTAAAATGTATTATACTGTATTTATTAAAAACAGAACATTCAGAGTAAACAAGATAGATTACAAGCCAAACGATTTAGCAAAAGTAGAATTTATACTTATATCATAATGACAGCAATATCATATTTAACAGGGTTTGATGTAAAGCCTTTATCAACTTCAAGTTTAGGAGTTGTAACTTTTACTGATGGAACAAATGTCATAACTCCTAACCAACTACAATGTGAAGCATACGGATATACTTATGACAAGGCTTCAGGGACTTGCTCAATATTTAGATTTAATACAAATCTTAACAGAAGTTTTAGTAACGAAAGTAATAAATTACAGGGCGCAGGAAATGCGACAGAAACAGGGACTATCAATACTTATATAATAGGTGAAAAGAATACAGTAAAAGGATTTTCAAGAAATAATATTATAGTAGGGAATCAAAACGAAATAGCTAATAGTGTAAATAATGCTAATGTCTATGGTACTTTAGGAGAAGCTACAGCTGATAACTCAATAGTCTTAGGGGGTAACGCTCCTACAGATAATTTAGCTGAAAGACAATCTATTCATTTAATGTATGGAACACATACTACAGCAGGAAGTACAGTTGATAGTTACTTAAATAATATATCAGGGAATTACTTTACTATTCCTGACAATACTGCTATGTATTTTCATGCTGATGTATTAGCTGTAAGAGTTGGCGGAAGTTCGGAAACAGGTTCAATAGGTGATTTTGCAAGTTGGGTAGAAAGAGGAGTAGTTATTAATAAATCAGGAACATTAAGTATTGAAAGAGAACGAGATGCAATTAAAAGTTCAGGTTCAGTTGGAACTTGGAGACCAACAGCAACAGTTAATGGAACTAACTTTATTATGGATGTAAGAGGAGCAACAGATGCAACAATAGAATGGGCTAGTAATATAAGGTTCACACAAATAAAAACAGGAGTAGCACTTTAAAAAATAAAGATATGGCAAAGGAAGTATTAGAAATGGAGGTTAAGTCAAATATTGGCGAGGTTGCAAAAGATACTGAAAAACTTGATGGAGCAACTAAGAAAGCTTCAAAAGGTTTTAAAGGAATGGGGACTGCAATTAAAGGAGTAGGAACAGCATTAAAAGCAGCAGGAATTGGCTTGGTTGTAGCGTTATTTGTAGCGTTGCAAGAAGCACTACAAAGAAACCAAAAAGTAATGAACGCTGTTAATACAGTAATGACTACTGTGTCTACAACTTTTAATCAAGTAGCAGATGTTCTTGTTGATGTATATAATTGGGTTACAAAATCTTCAGACAGGTTTGACGGACTGACTAAAGTTATTAGTGGTTTAATGACAATAGCTTTAACTCCTTTGAAATTATCTTTTTATGCTATAAAGCTTGGTGTGGAGGGTGCTATGTTAGCTTGGGAGGATAGTTTTTTAGGTGGAGGTGATGAAGGTAAAATTGCTGAATTAAGACTTAGTATGGCTGAAACAGCAAATGATATTAAAGAAGTAGGATTAGCAGCTATTGAAGCAGGAAAAGATATTGGTAATAATATAGGAGACGCAATTGGTGAAATAGGAGCTATTGGTGAAATGGCTGTTGATGGTATATCCAAAATAAGTGT